TTGTAATTCAACAAATTCTGTCGCGCCTAACTTGCCTATTTCTTTGCCAAATGAGGTGGCAGGATCACCAGTATTGACACTAACATTTGTTACAGGCGGCTTACTTCCAAAACCAGATTTTTTACCAGTTGTTTCGCTAACTTGTATTCTTCCGTTCACAAGTGGATCATGGCCCATTGCTTTATATTCTTCTGCGGTAAGTTCCCTAAACGTTTCATCTGGCTTTTTGTTGTATTCTGCCAAAGCCTCATCCATTGGTAGGCCGTTAAAAACAGCTTCCGCAAGATCTTCCCTGCCCTTACTTACAAACCAATTGGCGTTGTTTGTTGCTTTTTTCTGAGCTGAAATGTCTTGCATTTGTCCTTGCAAGAATTGTCCCCATTGTGCATTTGGAAAAGTTCTTAAATTATTAAATCCCATTGCCAATGCAAGCATAAACTCACCATTTCCAAATGTATTCTCATAATGCTTTGGCGAGCCATAATTTTTGCTTAATTTTTCTTGATTGTTTATTAGTTGTTTTGCGCTAACTTGAGTGTCTGTATCTTTAAATTTTATTGTTGAACCTAATCCTAATCCATTTTCCCCAGAGGAAAGAGAAAATCGATTATCTGAAAGCATTTTTTCTGCAATATTAGACTTTGGTTGCTGTGCAGCAGCAATTTCCATTTGGCTTTGAGGGCGCATAGGATCCATTGATGTAAGTTGATCCTGACTGGCAGTAGATCCTAATGCTTGAATTGCATTATTTACATCTTGACCAAGAATATTTTGATTTTGTTGGTCTTGCAACATTGGAGTTTGAAAATTTTGATTTGGATTAGAAGATGAAAGTTTTCCTCTTCTTTTGCTAATTATTTCATTTAACAATCCAACGCCATTGCTGGCAATATCTTCAACTGGAGCTGGCTGCGGAGTTTGACCAAACAAATTACCGCTAAATCCAGCAGAACTAACTGGCATTCCTAATTGCCCATTAAATTGTTGAGGCACAGGAGGATTTTCTTGAGATACTGGCGGTTGCTGACCGTATATAGCATTGTTTTGGAATGCCTGATCTTCGGCATTTTTATAAAACTGTCGATCAAAAGAATTTATACCTAACTCGTCAAACATTCCAAGTCTTGCTATTTCAGCAGACTGCGCGTTTCTAGTTATTTGAGCTTGTCTTTCAATTTCTTGAGATCGTTTTAAATTTTCTTCATATTCTGCTTGCAAGCGAATTAGTTCTTCTTGGGTCGCCATTATTTAACCTTTTTTAAAAATCAAAACTGTTAATAAACATTCCTAGTCCGTCTTCATCATCGTCTGGAAGCTGTAATCCAGCCTGAGGAAGTTGCAACCCAATTGATCCAGCGGCATTCGGTGCTTGCATTCCAATATCTATCTGTGATGGAAGTTTCAAACCAATACCTGAATTTCCTTGCCCCAATGAATAATCTTCCAGAGGGCCGCCTTTTGGTTCGTCTGGTGATAGTAATCCAGACGGAATGCCTTGCGGCTCCTCATAAGAAGCCGGAGATGGAGGCGCGATACTATTACCCGGCCTCATATTTTTTTCTCCACCTAATTGAGCGGAAACATAAGGCGACATAGTCATTTGGCCAAATAGTCCTTGCGAGTTATAAGGATTAGGTCGATTTTTAGAAAATGGATTAAACATATTAATTTATTTTAGAGTAATCAACTATTAAATAACCATTGTCAGCTAAGGACACTGCATCAGGATGACTTAACAATACTTTCTGAGCAATGACGCCAACTTTCGGTTGGTTGTCTATGCCAAGCTCTTTTGCTTTTTCGTTCCAGTCCCATGTATACATTTCTACACCGCTGTAAGTTTTGTCTATATATTTAATATTTGTTTTTAAATTTTCATCTGAGAAGCCAGCAAATTTTGCAAGACCTAGTATGGTTGACAAAGTGCCAGCCATGCCTGGGCTTCCACTTTGAACTTGATTTGATCCGCCTCCCATAGGCACAGCTCCAACAGCATTAGATACATAATTAATTGTGTTAGCTGGAGCGCCAACGTATCCTGCATATTGTTGTTTTGCAGAGTCAATCAATGCCTGTTGTGCAGCCTGTTGCAAAGCACCTTGATCATATAAATTTTGATTAACTTGCTGCCCCATACCAAAACCAAGATTTGCAATGTTCCCAAGCTGTCCGCCTGCGGCTAACCGTTGCTGACTTCCTGACAATCCTGACTGAACATTAAATTGGTCTGCAGCCATTCGATTATTAATGTCAAACTGACCTGCCGTTTGTGCATTCTGGAATCCCTGCGCCCTTAAAGCAGCAGATTGTTGTCCTAACAAATCAGCAACGCCACGCCCCATTTCAGCTTGAGCGATTCCGTGTCGAGATCCGCCAAATGCTTTAGCAGCCTGCGCCTGCGCTCCTAAATTACCAAATCCAATCTGAGCATTACGCAGTACGTCTTGCGCCTGTGCGTCTATAACTTGCTGAGTAAAAGGATTTTGATATTGCGAAAGATCAGTTGTTGCCAGCTGACCGGCGTTAACTTGGTTTGGAACGTATCCCATTTCCATCGCTGCACCTTGCCCAGCTCCGTATACGCCTTGAGCTGCTGCTTGATTTACGTTAGGGATTCCGCCCTGTGGGGAGCCTGCCATAATTTATCCTTTGAAAATTGCGTAACCGTTGCCCATCGAGACGTATCCCTCTGGGGCTGGGGCAAAATGAGGTTTAAAATTTCCTTGTCGAGTGTTGTGTAGATATGGAATTGTATCCAATTTTACTAAACTTCCAGCTGCTGGCCCCTGTGGGCCTAACGGCGCTGGTTGTTCTCCACTAAATGGATCAACAAATAACTTGTCATACTGTGCCACTTGGCCCGGCCTTCTAGCTTTTAACTCATTTAGAGCTTGGTCAAACAAATCACCGGATGAATAACCTTGCACTCCTCCAGCAAAAGTTTGCGGTTCTGGAGTCATTCCTTGCATTGCAGTTAATGATCCTTGTGGAACCATGCCAAATGCCTCTGCCGCGCCAATATTCGTGTTAAAAGCCGCTTGTTGAGATGGATTAAATGCCGCAACGTCAGGCCCATAATATGGCATATAGCCAATTTTTTGGGCTTCCTCAGCTCGAGCCATATTTCTCGTTGCTGGGGCTTTTACAAATTCTGGAATACTAGTGCTTGTTTGTCGGCTTCCGCCTTTACCACCGCCGCTCATTTATATCTCCCTTTTAAGCGTTGTAAACTCAAATTTCCATCCAAGTTTATTTAATACTTTTTCCCAGCCCTTACGACCGGCTATTGTTAATGAAGAGCATCCGTTTGACTTGGCAAACTCAGCAAATGGCTCGTTTAAGGCTGTAATTTGTTCAAGACTACCACCAGCTAGAAAAACGTGAAACACTTTTTTGCGAGGATACTCAATGATTTCAGTAATGCAACAGCCGCTGTCAAGAGGCCAAAACTGGTACCTATAACTAAGAACACCAAGAACAACATCATCAAAAGTATGTGTACCACCGCTATAATCAAGAGCATCGTCAATGTATTGCTTACATCTAACCAGTTCTTCAGTGACATTCATGGCACATACAATTCCGCCACAGATAGCGTTACGGATGGCGATGCTGGGCAAAATGAAGTTGCCGCAGTCGTTGATAAAGAGCCATTTGTGCTATCTACGGCAAACATTGATTGCAAATAATCGTTGGCATTTACATCAAAAACACCAGATCTACTAATTATTTTCTTTTGCCCATTGTTGTGCAGCGTAGTCACCATCGTTGAGTTGGCTACATTAACGCCGTTAACTCGAGGCCATAAATAGAACGTAACCGTGCTGGCTGAACTTGAAGTAATTTCAGCGCTAAAATTTAATCGATATATGCCAGACTTGGCGAACACAATCTTGCTCGCATCGGTTCCGTCAATAGACACATTATGCGACGATGCGCTTGTGTTGTAAGTTATTGCTGTGGCGGTATCGGCTCCAGACGCAGTCTGATTAGTAAAATCTACAAAGTAACCGTATGAGTTCTCGCCGTATGGAATAGGCTGAAAGGCGCCGTCCACAGAAACAACCATGTGTTTAATTGATTCATTCCACATGGTAACGCCGTTATCTGCGGCTGAGTCATCACTAGAGTTAAACTCTAACTTTGATTTAGTTCTTGCAATATAACTATTAAGGCGCTCTGCCCATTCTCTCCAACTGCCGCCTAATGGTGGTGGATTTGATCTCAACGCTTGCCTCCGGCTTTTGCCTCGATACGCATTACTCCAGCTCTCCAATCAGCGTTTCTTGCCGCCTCAATGCGTATTCTAACTTGTCTGCCAGTAAACCGCACATCGGTTGGATTAGCAGTTGAAAACGGCCCAAATGACGTTTCTGCAGCATTAGGATAAAACCGAGACTTAAACGTAATATTGACATCGCCCTGAGTTGCCTCGTCTGGTATTAAATTAGTTACTTTCATAACTTGATCACCGGCGCCTAAACTAATAGGCCCACTTTCAGCAAATGGAGTTTGCGATCCATGACCGACTGCTGGATCTTGCTCATGATTAAATAAATTACCGTTATCATCGCCCCATATTGGATTTTTATAAACTCCCAAATCAATACCGCACGTTCTATCAAGTTGGCCGATTTCCCAATGGTTTTCTCGGTAGTCATACGAAACATATCGATCATTTTCAATAGACCCAGAACTTGGATAAAACCACCATATCTCCCCAAAAGAACTGTTATTAACAGCATAAACTTTAGTAATTTGATTTTTGTTAATATCTCTAAATACATAGTCAGACACTTCGCAGGGCAGTTCTTTTGCAACCGATCCATCAAATACAAAAAAAGCATCTTCGCCCATCCAAAACGCGCCTTCATCAACTGCGGCAATTGCTTTTCTTCCCACCATTCCAGTTGCTGTGCCTACACGTTCAAATCCAAATACAAACGGTGGGCCTTGATATGTCGCAACGTGTGCGTCTGTATCCGTAACAATTAACGTTCGGCCTCGAACTCTAATTGCTCCCATTATTTGCCCATTAGTTTGTAGTTCTAAATCTCCAGCCTCATTTGTTGCGGCTGGCGTCCATAATGTGTTGTTTTCTTTATCGCACCACTGCACCAATCTAGGATTGCCACCAGCCCCAAGCGCAAATAAGAATCTTTCTTCAGTAACAATTAGCCCTAAGTTGTTAATCGGGGCGTTAGCAATTTGTGCTGCGGCAACGGCTGGATTAAGTTGCCATTCGTACAGTTTTCCATCGTCAGACGTGCATCCAACTAAGTATTCTCCCCAATTATCAAGTGACCACGTTGTCGCCTCTTGGAAAACGCCAGTATTTGGGCGTGTAACACCATAAAACCCATTGTTGTAAAGCCCTCCGCCATATGCAGTATTAACTGCCGCGTCCTCGTTTCCAGCCGCAAAACCTGATGGCGTAATGTCACTTACAGTACCAGAAGCATTTACATAATAAAGTTTATTGTAAGTTCCAGCGGCAATTTGTGTGCCGTCTGAATTATCTCGCCATGCGTGTAATCCTCGAGGCGCTGCTGCAAAAGCAGAAGAAACTCTAGTAACAAAACCACCAACTGGTCGCATTGAATTGTTATGCCAACGAACTAAGTTAGCATCACGCCATCGGTTTGATTGCTCAAAATCCGTGCCGTTGCGTAAAATACCCGGTGGTAACTGCAATGGAATAAGCGCCATGCCTATTTTCCTTTTATTTTTGTAATAAAATGTTTTATGTTAGCCATCTAATCGATCAATTAATTCCGCAAAAGGAATGTCGAAACAAAATTGAATGACTTTTCTTTTTATTTTTTTTGTATGCTCAAAAAGATCTTTATTCCTCATTAATGGATTTCCCTTGTATTTTTTATCCACAATAATTTTTTCAGATTCCAAGTTTGGCAAAACTGAGTGTGCGGTTAAAGTATCCAAGGCCCATGCTTCTTGGGGTTTTGCAATAAATCGATCGACCGGATAAATATCTCGATCGCACCTAACTGCGTAATAAGTATTTCCGTTATCTTTTGTTAAACGGTTATCTCGCTCCAATTCACCATGCCAAAACGTTGTCACTTCATCATCGGTATCAATATAAAAATTGATTATCGATTGATCTGACGTATGAATATGAGGCGTCAATAAATTTAAATCTGTTACCGAATGCCTAATAATAAAATCTTTAACGCTAGATAAGCAGCCAACGTATTCGTCAAACTCATCAAGCTCTTTTCTCACAAACATAGGCACATTACTTATTTTTCCTACACCGTAATGATTGATCTTTTTTCTTTCCTTGTTTTTAAGTTTAGGAAAAACAATATTTAGTTTTTTAGAATGTTTAAACAAACTTAATCCCAAAGCTATCTTCGTTTGCAGTTACTTGAGTCGCGTCGCTGCTAATCTTGATTTGTGTGGGATCATTAACTGTTTGCCCATTAAATGAAATGGAACCTTGGCAAAACATAAGTTTTGTTCCTACCAATAAATCTGTTGTTTCTCCAGATGCTAAAAACCATTTTTCACAATCAGGTAAATAATCATTGTTAGGTTTTGAAGACACACACCAAACCACAGTATCCCCGTTGACTGTATGTTTAACTGTCCTATCAATGTCAGTTTCAATCTTATGCCAATCACCTACATTGTAATCTGGATAAGTAGGAGTCGTTGGAGAAATAGAAACATTGTTAATCATTGAGCCTTTTGTAAAATAATTCCAAAATATTTCATCTGGTTTTGCTATTGACTGATATGGCTCACCATCAGTCCATGTGTTTTTGATTACTATGTAACCAAAAGCTCGATAAGGTTTTTGTTTCATTAGACTTCTACCTCTGGTGTATTTTCATTATTAGGATCAACGAAATCAGATACATTAAATGTTTGAGTATTGCCTATCATCCCTGTAAGGATTGTCATTTTTCCATCGTTATTTTTCATTGCTTCAATTTTGACTATTTCTTCGCAAACGTTTTGCCCTGCTCGAGCAACACATTCCATAATTTCTGCTTCAGTATTTGCATCAGGCCAAGTTAAAGCTGGCTGATAAGTAAGCGCCGGATAATCATCTGGATTACTTGACGCAGTTGTATCAGAAGCAAAACGACAAATTAAAGATCCATTTGGACTTTCAAAATTTACAATTTTCACAGTTACTGTATTCATAATTTCCTCGTTTAAGAAACGCCACCTTGGCGTGTGCCATTAGCCACCCAAGTGACGTTTGAGTTACCTACTAAATAATTTCCTGCGCCACCTCCAGCACCTCCCGACCCTTGACCGCTTCCTCCACCTGCTCCACGACCACCACCATTACCACCATCGTTACGACTTGTGCCTCCAGCGCCTCCTCCTGTACTGCTACCAGCACTACCAGCTGAACCACTGCCACCACCATTTGATCCTGAGGCACCAGCACCACCACTTCCAGCGGTATAACCAGCTCCTCCACCGCCGCCACTTCCACCGTGACGTTGATATTGCTTATTAACGTAAGCGCCAAGTGAACCTGAACCACCGCCTCCACCACCACCGCCACCAGCTAATGTGTTGTTGTTAGTAATTGATGTTGCAAAAGCAATGAAGACAGCAGGGCCGCCAGCACCTCCATTACCACCAGCGCCACTACCTGCGCTGCCTCCATTACCAGCATTACCGCCGCGACCAATTACAACGCCGTTATTAACAATTGAAACCGTGTCGCCAGATGTAAAATTGCTTGGAACCGTCAAAGCGTAAGATCCTGTTGAATTAGATCCGACAAGCACTGAGGCATTAATGGTTAACGTCACGTCTGTAGTTCCAGCAGCGTAAGCCGCATTGGCTGCAGCCTGCGTATAGACGTTATAATTTTGAGTGTTAGACGCAATTGTAAGATTTACAGCAACTCTATTTGAGGTGCCATAAAAATCTTCTGCTAACTGTATCTCTCCAGACGCAGGAGCATTACCTTGATTGTAATATTCACTTAATGAGTGAGGCGCACTTCCGCCAAACTCTCCAGCAATGTTGGCTAAGCTAATTGCACCAGAACTTTGTAAGGCCATTATATTGTTCCAAAGGCAGTTACGTCGCCGACTACTGTTAAGTTCCCACTAGCGTCTAGCTTCATTTTTACTGTTCCACTTGCCGCAAAATGTAAAACTCCTGACGACTCAGTGATTGTCCAATCACCGAAGTCAATCGTTGGCACGTTAGCCGTCCCTGTAAACGTCGGGCTTGCCAATGGCGCCTTTGCGTCTAGCTGAGTCTGTATTGCAGACGTTACGCCGTCAACATAATTTAATTCAGCAGTGGTAGCAGTAACGTCATCTAAAAGATTAATCTCTGCTGCGGTTGATGTAATTGCAACGCCACCAATTTGCAACGTTGTCGATGCGTTAACAGTTGCTGCCGTAGCAGTTGTAAACGTTCCAGCAACAGCAGTTGTGCCGCCAATTACAGTGTTATCAATCGTTCCCGAGTTGATGTCGATACCAGTAACCGGCGTCGTTCCGTCTAGTAAATCATCAATGCTATCGAGATTTGTGTTTATCTTGGTTCCCCAAGTATCCTCAGACGCACCAACTTCAGGTTTTACCAGCGTATACGTCGTTGTATTAGTATCAGCCATTATTACTCCTTTTAAGCGGCTAGTTTAGTCCATGTGACATTGTTTTTAGATTGTTCATTCCAAGTAACTGCATTTACAACTTCAAATTCCCATTTCTCTCTACCAGTGCTTGCAACAGTTGAAACACTTTGAACTGTGCTGCCCCCACCAAATCGCACTCTTACTATTGTTGGCGATACTACCGCCACTGCGTTAATCTGTGCGACTGCATTTGCCTCGAGCTGGCTATTAGATGTTGCCGTTGAGCTAGATGATGCTGTTGCAGCCCCAAGTCTAAATCGTAAACACGATGCGGTATTTGACGCACTTGAAATGACGTGTGCCTCAGCATTAGTTAAAAACTGCAATGATGCTGTCGCACTTGTAATGCTTGCACTTACAGTTGCCGATCCAAGAGATATTTTCTCAGCAACAGAAGTTGTAGATGCGGTCGATGATACAGATGCAGTTGCATCAATTACAAACGTTCCTGCCGATGTAATAGATGATGAAGCATTTGCGCTCGCACTGGCATCTCTAACAATTTCAGCACTTGATACTGTAGTTGCCGCTGTCGTTGTTGAACCTATGGCATCAGTAATTTCGCCGTCTAAGCCAAAAGCCCGGACGCCATAATTACCAGTGCCAAATCCAGTTCTATACGTCATATTAGTCTAGCGTAATATCCAAGTCACCAGTTGGGATGCGGAAAACATCGCCAGTCGATATTGTTTTAGATGCAGTTAGCGCCGCATATGCAAGCATATTCCCAGAGCTTGCTGCGTCCCATACGCCGACATGAGTAACCGTTCCGTATCCAGCAGTTGCAGTTGGATATTCTACTGCCGCATCAGTTGTTGCCGTATTGCCAGAAACAGCAAATGATGCAACTTTTCTAACATATCCACCGCCTGAAACTTCAGCTCCAGATGCATCTTCGTCTGGATTAGCAGTGTGCAACGATACATAAACGTTAGTCGGCGACGTATACGCATTGTTTGCAAAGACATGATCCAGTATCTCAGTCTCTAAAAAATTTGAAAAACTCATCCTAGTCCTCTCACTTTTAATGTTAATCCAGATCCAGAGTATCTGGCGTTATCTGAACTCTCGTTCAATCGTAAAACTGCTGCTGCGTACATTTGCGCCCAGACAGTTGTTCGTGCATCTTCCTGCAAGTATGGCGCAGAATGTATTAAGGATCCATATAAATATATATCGGGATATTCCTCTACAAGCCAATTTGTGGCATTAGAGGCAAGCGCAGGTATCTTTTCAAAGAACAAAAGTTCAATTGTGTATTGAGCATCCGGCGTTGGATACAGTTGAAACTGTCCATCCGCCATAGCGTAATACTGCGGCCTGCCTGTCGTATCTTCAGCGCCAGCACGTTTATCTGCCATTGCCTGCCTTGATATTAGATCAAGAGGCGACGTTCCTGATCCTGTAACGTGAGCGCGTATGTTTTCAAGCCAGTTTGCTGGCGTCTGCATATACTCATCACCAGCGTCTTGTTGCGCGTTTGATCTGGCCTCCATCTCATAGTGCCGAATATCGCGATTAATCTGCGACTCCGCCAACTGGATAAACGTTGGTATAACTGCCGTTAGATCACTTCGATTAAGGTAATCAGCAATTGTCGATTGCAGTGTGCTGTAATTTGTAATTGTCATTTCTTTTTCCGTCTTTCTTTGTCGGTTTTATCAAATAGATTACCTTCGCCATATCTTCTGCCTAAACTCATTATCTCCTCAGCAGACATTTCTGGAGTGATTCCTTGCTCGTCGTAATATCGATATGCGTCAGCATTGCTTTGCATATCTCGCAACATATCCTCATATCTTTGTATAGCAGTGAAATCAGATCCATTTGTTAAACCGTCATATATATGTTTAATAGTTTGACCTTGTTCATATAGACTGCCTGCTACGTTTGCCATTAATTGATTTGCCTCTGGGAATCTTTGCCTTGCCAATAATCCAGTGGAAAATCCTTGCGCTCGGTCGTAAGGCGTATCGTACATTGATGCATAACCTTTTGCGCCCATTTGAGCTTCTAAGGCATCTTTCATTGTTTTTTGTTCGTCAAGATATTTTCTAAATCTGTCAACGTAACCAAATAAAGCGCTCATTTTATCTTCCTAACAAACCAAATTTGTTGCTTGGCTTTTTATCTTCTTGCTGGCTAGATAATAATCCACCACCAACTGGTGCAGCTGGCGCAGCACTGTACAATGGCTGTCCGGCTTTAGTTCCTGATTTCATCTCTGGAGTAATGTCCATGTACATAACATCATCCCCATTCGGCAGCTTGCCTCTGTAAACTTTAGACTTAAACTTTTTGGCGATTTTTTGCATTGATTTAACGTAAACATCGTCATAATAATGTTTAAATCCATCATAGCCATATTCAATGTCTGAGCCATCTTCGTTTTTTAAAATTCTAACTTTTTCAGTAGTTGGCTCATCAAGGGGAAGTGCATAAGGCCAGTCGTCATCATAGTAATGGTTTACTTTTCTTTCTATTTCTGGCGCGTTTCTAATTTTATTAGCTAACTTTTTGCCATAAATACCTTCTAAAGTAAAATCAGTATGTTGGTTGTTAAGTTGTACAAGTTCTGGCTCAGGGCCGCCAGCAGCTGTTCTGAAATTGGGAACAGTAACCGTGTTGTTTTTTGGATTAAATTCTATTTTTTTGGTTGTTTTGTAATATTGGCTACCATATCTTTTTGCTTGATTCCTGCCTGTAGTTAAAGCAATTTTATCGTATCCCTCGTCCGAAGCAACTTTCGCCATTCTTTTAATTGCTGTGCTATACCACTCATCTTTTAATGGGGCGTCTGGGACTCGCCCATATGAATTTAATTCATTTTTTAAATTTACAAGTTTTTTGTTTAAGGGATCTAAAAGTTTTGCTAAACCATCTTTACGTTCATTATAATTAGCCGTGGTTGGGCGTGGATATTTCTTATCCCAATCACTTACAAACTCTTCTTCCGCGTAAATAATCTCTTCTCTTAAATCCTCATACTCTTTTTCAGCGGCCTGCTTACCTTTATAATCTGTAATGTATTGAGGATCTGTATATTTGCCATCATCATCTGGCTTTCCTTTTCCTGCTTGATGCCAATCAGATTGTATTTCGTCTAACAATAAAATCTTATTTCCGTCTTTGTCAAAATGATCATTTGCCCTAACGTGGGCCAGCACATTGTCGTAATCAGCATAATGATAATCATCACGAAATATCATTTCTGAATTTCTATTGTTCGGCAAAGTAAGCAGCATTTCTCTAAAATTTTGAGATCCTTCAGTGCTATATTGAGCAAATCGAGGAGGAGGAGAAAAACCTCTCTCTAAATAGTATTCTAAATCTTGTTTTTCCAGCATAGTTGATCGATCTGTGGCGCCTTCAAACTCTATCTCACTAAGACGATTTTCAAATTCCTCAGCTGTTGAATATCCAAAAGGATTTTCTTGTAATGATGTTTCTCGAAGATAAACTCTATTGTCTTTTATATAATCCTGAACCTCTTTGCTGGTAACATTTTTCTTGCCTTTTAAAAACTCATCAAGCCCCATCCATTTTATTTCGCTGTCTTTAATGTTTGGAGCTTTCTTGATGTCATTTAAAAATGATTGCCCAGATCCAGATTTACGTTGTAAATTTGATGCAGCATTTTGAACAGCAGAATAAAATCCCATCCCATCCACGTCTGGCCCTGCTGGGCCATTTGGCGCAACTTGTGGAGATAGCCCAAGCCTTTGCGATGCGTTATCTGCCATATCCACAAATTTTTCTCCAGCAGCCTTTAGCCCCGGCTTACTAGCTCGCAACAATCCTCCTGCTGCTTGAGGTACAGAAAATCCAGCACCAAGAGCGCCTGTTCCTAAGTCAAACATCTCTTCGCCAGTCAAGTCAGCACTTGCATCGCCATAAGATATTTTGTTTAGGGCCTCTGGAATTTGACCAGTAATCACTTCACCAAGAATTGATGGGGATGTTGTTATCGGCGCATACTTTCCTTGAGCGCCTGCAATCTCAGCGCCTAAACCAGTTCCGAGAAACTCTTTTGCAAATTCTGCAACGTTAGGCATCTCGCTAAAATAATCCTTAACACTAAAAAGAGCATCTGCCAATGCGCCAGCAATTGGGCCTCGAGGGCTTTCTGACAATCTGTCGTTGGCGCCGGGCGTTGGATTTAACGTTGAGTCAATGTTATCTTGCATCGTCCTTTTCATTGGATCAAATGTTTCCAACGGCGTACCAACTTTGTATGATCCCTCAGCAAATGCGAGCGCAGATTCTTTATCTTTCATGCGCAACATATTATTAGTTGCTATGGCGTTCCTCATTGCAGCCATATTGTCTGGATCGCCATTTGGCAATACGAACTCTTTTAGTTCTCCGTTTGGCATTTGCTGAATGGTTGGGAATACATACCAGTTTCCATCATCGCTTTGCTCTGCTGCCATGCGGTGAGTAGATATTGAGCCGTCACCATTTAGAATAAACTTGTGATTCTGAGGATTGTAAATTCTGTCTATAAATTCTGGGCCTCCTGCGGACGCAGATCCTGCGACTCCAGCGCCGCCAATGACGCCTAATTTTTCTAAATTTTTAAGGGCTTTGTCCGAAATTCGACCGCCGACAATATTTACTTGCAATGAATATGCATCAGCATTAGTTAAATTATTTCGATCTACATCTCTTTTATATTCTGCAAATCCAGCTTTGGCCTTTTGGTCTGGCATTAAATCAAAAGTAGTTACGTCTTTTTCTTTTAAAGTGCCAATGCCCTCGCCAGTCGTAGCAGTTGTGTAAGTTGGATTATTTGCATTACGAGTTCCTTGCCCAGTCATTTGACCAACATTTTGCAATCTTAATGATGGGGAATCTAATTGTTCTGGCTCGGTAATAATAGCCCTAGCCTCAGCTGTAGACAATGTGCCGAATCTATCGGTGTTTCCAACATTGCCAAATTTGTTTACAAAATCAACTTTTCTAGCTCCGGGCAAACTCCTAAATTGCTGAATAGATTTTGGATCGTCAAGACCAGCCCAGTCAGGTACAAAATTATCTTTTATATATTTATTTACCTGCGCCTTGCCTTGTTTGCCAAGTAGTGACTGCGCATAACTTAACATGACCTCGCCCGGCATTGTTGACTGATCAGCAGATCCCATTCCCATACGGTAAGGCAGCATTACCGGATATTCGCCATATAATCTTTTTAACTCGTTTGCAAAAGCATCCATTGCCTCTGCTTCTTTTCGTGCATTCGCCCAAACGAGGCCGGGGTTGTTAAACATGAATCCCTGACCGCCAGTTAAATTTACCGGCATATTTAATTCAGTGTCATTTACGCGAGTAACTTTTCGTGCCGCAGCGGATCTATCAG